CTACTTCCGGTTCTCCCGGGTCTTCTACTTCCGGTTCTCCCGGGTCTTCTACTTCCGGTTCTCCCGGGTCTTCTACTTCCGGTTCAAGAATACGCTGGTCTTCTGCCCATGCAAGAAGACCCTCGTAACCCTTTTTTCCTTCATAACCTTCATCAAAAGCAGTCTGTGCTTCTGCGGAAAGCCCTATGGGTAATCCATCACCAGGAGGATCTGATGTTTGGGTTTTATCTGTTCCTTCTGTATCCTCTCCTTTCGACCGAATACGCTGTATAATACGCTGTACCACCGGAAAGAGAGCTTTAGCAGTAAGCCCTGTCAAACCCCCTGTTAAACCCTGGTGGATCTCGATAGCTTTACTGATAGTTTTTATGATTTTTTCTTTATTCGATGTGCCACCTTCCCCGCCAAGTAAAGGATCAGTGGAGGGAGTAGCTGCTGGGGTTTTATCTGTCGCTTTAGGATCGACCTTTTCGGATTCCAAGACTGGCGTTTTTATAATTTCTTGCAATCTTGCAAGATCTTCTGGGCTTAACTTGTTTGCTGCATTGCTATTGCTACCATAAGCATCTAAAGCATTGATTTCTTCTACTGTAGCCTTTCCTTGAGACAGAATGCGCTGTGCCAACGCATTGAATCTTTGTTCATTTGCTTTCTCTTCCCTAATAGCCGCGTCAATATCATATGTTTCCTCCCATGGAGGGTCTTCGTCAGTAAGATCAGCCAATAAATCAGTAAGATCATCAGTGGACTGTGCAGAAGTACCATTTTTAATCCAACTGGTTTTGGACACATCTTTTATATCAAAGGGTGTTTTTATTCCGGGAGGTAATAACTTGGGGGAGAGGGAAGTTCCATCGCCCACAGTCAGATCAGGACCTTTTGCATACTGGGCAACAGTACCATTAAGATTCGGGTCAAGATACGGTGAAATATCGGAAAAACCATCAGGGGGGGGGGTGTCAAGCTCCCTTATTCCTGTAGAATACGGCTTGAAAACCTCGAAATTTTCTATACGTTTTCGAAATTCTGGATCTTCTATGCTCTCCCACAGGTGCTTAAAAAATGCAGGATTCCCTCTCTCATCTGCCGACAGAAGACTCAAAAATTCTTCTTCAGTATTCCAGTCCTTTGCCGTTGATCCTTCTTCCCCCAATTTCTCATCCTCGTCTCCCACCCTGATCTCAATCTCTACAGGTTTAACTAAACGCGATTGAGGTTTTGTCTCTTCTATGAACTGGTCTTGTATTTCTCTCTGTTTCTCTGGTCCCAGCTCCCGATACCCCTTTTGAAAGTGAATTGAAGTTTTACTCAACCATGCATCAAACTCGGGAGTAGTTTCAACTTGAGGCTTTGTAAGAATCTCAGTTAGAGGGTCTTCTGCTGCCCGTTTATCTGCTGCCCGTTTATCTGCTGCTCGTTTATCTGCTGCCCGTTTATCTGCTGCCCGTTTATCTGCTGCCCGTTTATCTGCTGCCCGTTTATCTGCTGCTCGTTTATCTGCTGCTCGTTTATCTGCTGCCTCATCAATTGATTTCTGTCTCCAGTGGACTGGAGGGTCTGGCTGCGGTGCAGGACGAGTTGCAGGTGTTCCGTTTGCCGTAAACTTTCCAATTCCCCCATGTCGAGACGCAAGGTCGATAAAATCCTGCTCGCTCAACGCAGACATCCTGTGTTCGCCTATGGCGTTCGCTTTTAATATTCGCCGTTTTACGGCATCAGATAATGCCATCTCAGATTACTCCTTCACGCCGTTTGCGCGTACGCCCAATTGAGCGATATACGCAAGTCGCCTTGCGGATAGACATCTCTTCATCGATTCCAGCATTGCGATATCTTAGTCTTATATGGGGATCATATCCATTCAGGTTTTGATCTAAATTCAAAACCTGAGAGGTGTCATCAGCGATTGCAGATATACCAATTTGAAAATCCGTTTCTATCGCTGCGTATGTTCCCTGTGGCTCTATTGTCTGATAAATGCCAGGAGAAGACTGCATAAACGCAGAAAACTCTATAGGAAAGGTCCCTTTGATATCCAAACTTGTCCGATTAAACAACCACCGAGGTGTCACATCTTCACCTTCAGGAGGGAGAGAAGAGGTCTCAAACCATCCGTCAATAGCTGTCTCTGTCGTCCCATCGGTATCTGTCAGGTTTGTCCCTGCTTCATTATATACAAAGCCATCGCTGATACCACCACTGTGGGGCTTGTTGTTAATATACGCGGCATATGCGCGTGTTGTCCCTGTCCATGGAACATAGAAATTACCCAAACGGTAATTATATACCATCCGGTGATTCATCGTAGTCTGCCCTCCCCCATAGGGAAGGTAAAAAATAATTTCAGAGTTTACAGGATCATTGACAGCGAAAGAGTTTTTAAGTGCAGCGGTGTTAATAGAATCCCAGTATCGCGATCCATCCAGAGGCTCTGACAGTTTTCTACTGGACTCTCCATCAAATGCATATATACCGTCTTCGCGGACATACAACTGTACTTCCCCAACACCTGGTATCGTCACTGTCAACAAAGAAGCATTGCTGATTGTTCCTTTTGCCTGTTTTGGCACCTGTCGATAGGGAACTACAGCATTACCTGTAGGAACCAGAAGCGTTATAGATGACTCTGAATGACATGTCATAAAATTGGACATAGACCGTATGCCCGTGCATATCGTTCCCAGTTGAAAGAAGGACGTAGAACCCCATGTCTCGATAGCTCCAACATCACTGCGCCAAACATCTTCAGTACCCGTAGACGCGTTTGCTGCCCATGCTCTGTTGTTCCAGAAGTCCCAGTATTTTGCCCATGCAAAGCGACTGTTTACATCCAGAGCAGCAATATTGTTACCACTTGATGACCATTTAATAATTACATCGTTATTGACTCCATTATGACCTATCAACGTGCCAAAAGCATCTGCCATAGACCATCGCTTTCCTGCAGTAATAGTAAGCCCAGACCCTGAAAGATCATGAAACCCTCCATCGTCACCTGTATCTTCCCAGAACTTACCACCGGCTATCGCCCATACTTTCTTAGTGTCAGCGTCAAAAGAATGCTGACCCAGCGTATCAACTGTGGGATTCCCTGAAAGGGCTGAAGAGTTATATGGGGTTGTACCGGGACGCTGTCTCAGCGATCCATCTGGCAATACCCGCATATTTTCGCCATCATATATTTCCCTTGGATCAAGATCGTCAGAAGGTTTGGAAGCATTAAACCCTCCTATCCACGGTCCGTATAAATGGGAAGATCCAATTACAGGCATAATTCCCCTACGTGCTTAAAGATCCTTCGTTGACGTTGAAATTGAAACTCTGTCGGACAAAAATTTCTCCGGGACGTGCCATACGGTCAGGAGTATTCCCACTCTCTGCTTCAGCATCGACCTTCAGGCTATTGGCGATAGCGCGTTCGTAGAGTAAATAATCGGTCTGCTCACCGTTTAAGTCTCCAAGTTCACCCTTATACTGCGAAGAGATAAAATATATCATCGCATTCTGCGCCCATGGGGGCAGTGTCGTAGCGAGATCGGTGTCATCATTACTGCTCGTCTTGTCAGCAATAAAAGCGAAGTACCTATATGTTATTGTCGTTGTTCCATCGTCCGGTATAGGATACAAATCTACGGTCCAATATCCTGTTGACAAGTTGATCCCTGCAACATATACAGATCGGGGGTTACCCTCTTCATCCGCATCGGGATCTAACCGATCTACCACCGAAGCATCCACAATTTTCATTGTGTGATTATCTGTTGTGTTCACAAAAGACAGGGGGCGCATCACATCAGAAGCCAGAGAATAATTGCGCGTAGAGGCTGTAGTTGTAAATGTCGAAGATTTGAACAACCACCTCCAGGCACGCCTCTCGCTTAAGTCACGCAGTCCTACATTGAAATAATCTCGGGCGTTGTTCAAGAAAGAAGGAGTTTCCTCATTCAATCCTACACGCCTCAATGCCATTTCCATTACTTTTGTAAGCGTCATAATATTTACCGTATCCAACCCAGAAAAATCGTTTGTGTTGCTCCAGATCCGTTGGTGATTTTCGCTTTAATAGTATCTGCTCCTGTATCAAGCCACATCACACAGTAGTCGTTAGGGGGGTCTGCTGGCGTATCTGCTCTACCCTTCAGGACTATCTGAGAAAACTGAAGCAGAGTCCCGTCACCAGAAAAACCAGTAGCATCAATAATCTCGGAAACGCGCGAGAACTGTTTTTCTGATACGGGACCACGCGAAATTTGTTCTTCTGGCAGATGCCTGCGCAAGAGTTGTTTTTCTATCATATTCCGATTTCCCTACATCTGCGCAGAAGATACCATTTCTTCAATTTGCGCATCAGAAGCGCGATCCCAATTTTTTACGTTGCCATCCAACCACTGCTGTTGCCATGCCTGAACGGCATTTTCTCCAAGCTCTACAATGTGTTCAGGAGGGATAGGCAAGAAATCTTCAGGATGTGAGGCTCCCCCTGTAGCAAAAGACATGTTCTTGATCTCTTCATCGGTAACTCTTTTCTGCCTGCGCTTGGGAGCACCAATAACTTTTGACAGTCCTATCGCTTCTGCGAAAGCCGCTTTTTCTTCATCCGTAGCAGGAGCGAGAGCCTCGCGGATATCGTCAAGAGATATCTTCTGACGTGGGGCTTCTTCGGGCTCAGAGACTTCTGAAATATCAGGAACTGGTAATTCTTTAACTTTGGTATTCTGTTTAGCCATACCTGTCACATCCTTTTTTATAAGGGATGGGGCGTTATGCCCCATCCCTGTTAATATTGCACAGTCTGATTATGCTACCAAGCCCTGAAGGACTACGCCGACATGCCCCCCGTCATCGGGAGCAAAACAGGCGAAGCCAACCAGAGGCTCCGTTTCTGCGTCTTTAAGTTGTACAGCTCCAGCAACACCATCAGACAGTGTCAGATTGTCACCGATGGCAATAGCAGTATCTGATAGGATCGTAGCCACCCCAGCAGTCTGGAACCATCCGTAATAATTTGCAGTGAAACTTATAGGCGTAACACCTGACATGATGTAATCTGTCCCTGCGGTAGCAGCAACAACATTATACCACAGACTACCAGTAACAGCTACATCACTGGCAGTGGTAAGAGCGACAGCAACTGGATCGTACAACGTGAAGGTGACCGCATTGCTGTCTGCTGCGGTATTGCTTTTAATGCGATACTGGTGACCTTCTCCCGCATCATCAGTAATGTGCAAGTAGCCACCTGCATACTGATTTGCCGTTGCACTGCCTACAGTGCCGGAATCGGTGTACGTCACCTCGGTAGCACCCGCAGAAGCGGCTGTCAACTTACCATCGCTTTCTACGATGGCTGTTGCTGATACATCTTGAGAAACCAGTAGACCTCTGTTAATGGCACCTGCGGTATATCCATAACGGAATACGCGACCATCAGAAAGCTCTACCTTATCTCCGATATATGTCGTAGGAGTAGAAGATTCTTCAAAAATGCTCTGACCAGACTTATGTCCATCGCCAAAGCCCCCTACGCGATTAATACTGTAATTCGCATTTCTAAAAGACATGTTTCTTGATCCTTTCCCCTATGGGCAGGGTATGAACCCCCATTGGCTTGGGGGCAAGGGTTTACGCCAGATCGTTCAGGACTCCCTGACGACGGCGGTTATTGGTCACGAGCTGCATACCCGAGACCACGAAGGCCACTTTGGCCAACTGATTGGACGGCTCTTTGAACGGGGTCTTAGCGAAGTTTTTGCCCGCCTGGACCTTGAGCTTCAGATACTTCGTGTTAAGGAAGTACATGCTGTCACTGACGCAATCCCTGTCAGGGATCACCGGGGCACCGCGGAACGTAATAGTGCCCTGAGCGCCGATGCCATAAGAACCCGACGACTTCTCAGCAGTGCGAAGATGGCCAGTACCCTCGAAGACCGCCTCGTAGTTCCCGTAATGAGTGAACGAGGTAATGATGAGGTTGGGCTTGTCGTTGCCCTCTGACACATTATTCCACACCGTGCCCATGGTCAAAATACCCTGGTACTGATCGGTCGCCTTGCCCAGAAACCCACCAGAACTGTAAGTCCCATTGAAATCGGTGCGCTTATTGTCCG